ATATTTCCAGAAACTCGGGATGATCAGCCAACTCATCTGGAATCACAACTTTAGTAAGGATATCTTCTGTTGAAGGTGGATTAACTTTCATAGGTGCCTATAGTTAAATATTTATAGTTTATATATAGTTATATATATATAGTTTTATATATATAGTATAGGGCCCCCTTAGGCTTTAAGGTTTAGTTCTGCTTTACGGGAATCTTTCAGGGCTCGGATTTGTTTATTATTTTTGGTTTCATCAGACTGCATACCCCAATATTCTGCCAAATCTGTTAGAGTATCTGCTCGGGCCATTTCAATTTTGGCAAGGGAGAAAGCCGTTTTTGAAACTTCTTTTGGTTGAGTTGTTTTAGGTGGTGCAGGATTTTCAATTCTAGTTGTTTCTGCATCGTCATCCTCTTCCGGCCCTGCCGATAAACCAAACATTGCTTGTAATATTTGTCGTTTAGCATAAGTAATGGCACTTCCAACACCTTGAGGGGTTTGTTTATCCAGGATCAATTTATAGTAGCTTTGTATATAATGTCCAGATTCTCTATGTAATAATATTGTAATAAGACCTTCTCCGGTTGGAAATTGCATAATTCCAAGACCATATTCTTTACAAGCTTTATCAATTCTATTAATAAGAGTATCCAACATTATATAATCATTTCCAAAATGTGGATTTTTACCTTGTGCAACAATGTGAGATCCTAATTTTTTCTTCACATCAAACCAAGCTTCAAATAGTTCTTTGGCAGTAACTCCTTTTATTTCAAAATTAAGTTCATTTTCCATATCTCTCCTAATACCATTTTATGTTAAGTGTTTGGATACCATTATAGTATCCAGTTAAACGCTTTTTTTCTGTTTCGGAAGCACTCCGATATTCTTTAAATCGTTTGATAAAATGTCTAGTATCATCACGACCTTTTTCAAGACTCTCCTCATCCAAACGATAAGTTTGAACATTCCAAGGTCTCACTTTTTCACAGACCACAAATAAGAAATCATAATTTTCCCCAGTTATGGCTTTTAATCCATCCAAATACCAACTTGCCTGGATGTCGTACCTATATTTTTTAACTGCACTTGCAAAAGCAAATGGATGTGCAGAAAGCATAAATTTTAAATCAATACATAGTTTTTTATCCCTTAATAGTTTATCACACCTAAAACAACCGTCGACACCTACTACTGGATGACTGAAAAAGCCAGAAATTTCATTTTCACCTAGATTTTTAGTAAATAAATCTGAAACAAATACATCATCAGTAATTTTTTCTCTCCAATTTAGTATTTGGGTCCATTCTGCTTGGTCTAGTAATATTTTATTCTCTTTAGTAGCTTGTGTTTCAGCAAGTGCTTTCTGTTCCTTACCAATTTTAGTTCTACAATCCACTTTTGGCATAACTAGATAACGACTGCTAAATTTATCAAACTCAAGCAATGTAGTATGGGCTGCACTTCCCATTCTTAATCCATCAGTTGATATTTGCTGATGTCTAGTCTCCCAATGGTTTATTGATTGGCCAAATAACTTTACTTCTGAAGCATGGAAAAATTCAGGTTTATTAATGTACTCATCAAAAGGCATTTCCTTTATGAGTTGTCCTAATAATTTACTGGGCATGTTCTCTCCTTGTGAAACCCCACCCTGTTAAAATAACAAGGCGGGATAGTTTTAGAATGGGTAGTCCTCATCATCCTTTTTGGCTTCACTTGAGCCAGATGATTCTGCTAATGCTATTTTCCAGCATTGTAATGAAATGACATATCCGGAGCCATTATCATTTTCCCATTTTCGACCTTTCAAATTAATATCGCAAGTGACATTGTCACCCACCTTATATTGATCTAATAAGTCAGTTTTTTGATTGATGAACTCAAGCTTGAGGTGCTCGGGCCATTGGGGGTTGGGAGCATGTTCCAGAATAAATTCCCTTTTTTTAAATTTCTCTGAAAATTCATGCACATCGTAAATCTCTTCAATTACACCAGAGATTTGAATCGAATCACTCATTTTACTCCTTCCATAGAGGGTTGGTGGACATCCATGTCCATATGAACCAATTTTCCAAATTGGCTATTATGAAAATACCACAGGATTGTGGCTATCCATAATCTCTTGATCCACAACACCAATTAATCTATCTGCTGTGGTTCTAATCTTAGAAATTAATTCGTCATTTAAAATTTGACTGACAGTTGAAGCACTAGTTCCGGAAGCAGTTGCCACCATATTAATAGTGATACCACGTTTCCTTAATTTGCTTCGGTATGATTCCATCGTTTACTCCTTACGAAATAGGTTATTTTCTAACCATTATATATTGTTAATTCCAAAAAATATACATTTATTTTAAAAAAGTTAAAAAAAAGATTAAAAAAAATAATAAAAAAAGATTAATAAAATCAATAGGTTTTAAAAAAAGATTAATTTATTTTAAAAAAGATTAAAAAAAGTGTTTACATTTGTTTATTTTCCATGGTATACTGTACCTACGTTGCTAATAACGTTGTTGTTGGTCAAACGTGATTATGATTAACCAATGTTCATAAGGAGATATTATGGGAACATTAATTGTAGAAAAGAAAGTAACAATGTCGGAACTTAATAAAATGCCTAAGCCAATTCCGGCAACAAGATTTCATAAACCAATCCCTCATTTTAAAGCTGTAACTTCGGTTATAGAAAATATTGAGTCGAGAGGATTGGAAGTTTCTGACCTTGAGGTTGGAACTTCACACCAGGATATGAGATGTTTTTGGTTAGCAAAACTAAAAGGAGAAGGTGACCATGCTCCAATGATAGGTGGCCGAAACAGTCATGACCGATCAATATCATGGTCATTATATGGAGGTGCTTCAATATTTATATGTAGCAACTTAATGGTAGCTGCTCCATTTGCAGATTCCAGGAAACATATTGGAGATATTGATTTGGAATTACCTGAAATGGTGAATACATCTATTGAACGTGTTTTAAGGGACAATACAATTAATAGAGATCGAATTAAGTTCTATAAGGACCAAACAATAACCGATAAAGATGCTTATTGGTTTGCTGTAAATGCCATGAAAATGGATATACTTGCTCCGAGTAAAATAAAGTATATTGTTGAACAATGGCACTCACCACTTCATGAAGAGTTCTCAAGTAAAACAGCATGGAGTCTTCATAATTGTTTCACTGAGGTATTTAAGGATCTACATTCTGCGGATTTGGTATATCACAGAAACAATGTTTTAACTAATCTTGTTGATGACTTTACTAACTTTAAAAAGCCAATCATTAACATCACTCCTGCTAAGAAAGAGGAGAAAGTTATTGTGGTTAATTCACCAAAAGTTAAAGCTGTCTCTAAACCTAAAGCTAAGTTCATAGCCAAGAAAAAAGCTAAGGTTGTTATTAAAAAGAAAGTACTTGTTACAACCAATGAGGATATAGTAATTGTTCCAAAGGTTGTTAATGTAATTAAACCTCCAACTGATAAAACAGGTAAAGGTTTGGATGAAGCTATAAAAGGGCATAATGCCAAAAGTAAAAAAAAGGCTGCTTAATTAAGTAACCATCAATCAAGGGCATCATGAAAAGTGGTGCCTTTGGAGATGTTTACATAGTGTATACATCCTTACTTCGGTAAGTAATTTTAATTTTGCATAGGAGAGTATATGGCTTTATCTGCAAAAAAAACTACTGACTCAAAAGATATGAGTTGGTCTCCTGAACGCCGGGCTGCTTGGAGCAAACGGATGAAAAAGGAGAAAGCAAATGGTACTTGGCATAAGAAGACCATGAAAGAAATTGGTCGGAATATCTCAAGTGGTAAGAAAGCTTCCAACAAGAAAAAAAGGCTTTCAATCGCTCGGAAAAATGGTTGGGAAACCAGACGAGCAAATGGTAATTGTGATGCCCCAGAAACAACCTCAACAGAAACAGAACAAGACCTTATAAAGATGTTGAAGTTATTAACAAAATATTTGGGGTTTGAACAAACCGTTGAGGAATTTACTGAGCAAGCTGTCAAAGAAAAAATGTATAGAGTTGCTGCAGTATTTAATCCAAACAAACACTTCCTTTTATTTGGTGATTTAGAAAAGGAACGCTAACAACAAAGGCCCTCTTCGGGGGGCCTAAAACTATGGGTGAAGAAATAACATTTTCAGAATATGTAATGAGATGCCTTGATCCAAAAGTATGTATCAAAATCTACAGGGAGAGAAAACATGGGAAAAAAACCACTAACCAGAAAACAGGTTCAAAAAATAAGAGTGCTAGTGAAGAACAAACCACTTCAAGAACTACTACTAAACCTGTCAGTTGATTTAATGTTGAGATCATCAGACCTTCTGGCATTACGGGTGTCAGATGTCATCACTAAAAATGGTTCTATTAAAACCGAAGTTAAGGTAAAGCAGAAAAAAACTGGGAGAACAACCTTACCCTTACCCTTAAGTGAAACTTCGCTTAGAGCGATAACTAAGTATCTTTCTGGTAAACCATTAGATGATTATATTTTCAAGGGCCAAATGTATCATTGTACTAAAAGGCCTATTACAAGTCAACAGTATGCTAGAATTGTTAAGGGTTGGATCGAAAATATTGGAATTGACGATACTTCTCATTATTCGACCCACAGTATGCGAAAAACAAAGGCCTCTGTTATATACATGGAGACCAAAGATGTTGAAGCATGCAGACGTTTACTTGGTCAGTCAAGCGTAATAGCCACTAGTGCATATTTGGGAGTTACTGATAACTCTGCACTAAAATTAGCTAAATTAACTATGGTGTAAATATGAGAAAAATCTGGT